CCTAAATCGAAATGACGACCGGCGAAGGCCGCAAAGTGTTATAAACACTGACCTATCTAGGTCTACGGATAGAATTCCGTCAGCCGTAATTAAGGCTATGTGGGACGGGTTTTGGCTTCCTCATAAGGAGCACCCATCCTACAGCCTCGTGAATTTATCTTCACCGAGGTTTACCGTTGAATATAACGGTCAGGGGTTCCCGCAGAAGTGTGGTAGCTTCATGGGTTCCCCGATGTCATTTATGACATTATCTCTTTACAATTTATGTGTAATTGAGATAAGTTCCCAATGTATATTGGAGAACGTTGGGATAGAAAATATCCCAAACACTCCTTTGAGTGTATCGGCAGAGATTTCCGATATCTCCAGTGATGCAATCATTGGGGATGATATGATGAGAATATCATATACTCACATGAATTTAGGTGAGTACACTAGAGAGGTTTACCGTCTCTCTAATGGAACTCTTTCCTTAGGGAAAGATACCGAAAGTTCGGTACATGGTATTCTAGCTGAAAACCATGTGTTCATCAACAATGATGAATTATATACAAGTTTCGACTACTTGGATATAATTAAAGCTCGTTTATTGTCATGGGTACATAGATCCCATAGTGATAATCGAGATTCCCTAATTGGGAAGGGTGCAGCTCTTATGACTCAGCTCGAATGGTACAGGGAACCAAATCCCCGTAAACCAGTCGAACTGGTCGAGTCGCACCGGCGGCATTTCACCGCCGACCTAGCCCTCGGTATTTACTGGGGCTCGATCAACCGTAAGATTACGGTGCCAAGACTTAAAGTCGGTCTCACGACTTTACCAGTCTGGCTTCCGGCTTCATTAGGTGGACTTTCTTTGCCGAAACAAAGAGAGTTCCCTTTTGTAGAGGCCTTTATGGCAGAATTGCCACGGAGGAGTTTTTCGGAGTTCCTCCTAATCTATGAAAAGATTAAGGTGATAAATGCACCTCGCAAGAGACTTTACGAAGTCCCTGACCCTGTTAAGGGTTTGGATTTACTCCAAATTGTCGACTTGGAAGTGTCGACGGGTATATTTGACCCGGAGCATGTTGATATGCTCCATTCCATAAAGAATGTCCAGGCAGCATTTAAGCCGCTTGGTCCTTATGGCCATGTCAATCTTGACATTTCACCAATTACTGGTGAACCTCGTTTGAAGGCCGTTTTCGAATACGTCTTTAACGAGTATGGATTCATTCCAGTTGATTCTCTCTTGGATCAAGTGGAGCGTTTCCATATGTTCCGTGATATTTTCACGGGAAGGGCTCAAAAGGCCCGACTGGGTATACCCCAGTATTTACGTAATCTCAAAGAATTTTGGGATTTCGCAAAAGGTGAATACACCTCTTCCACTCCACCAGATGGGAAGGTAGTGGATTGGAAAGGCCTTTCCTGGACGATCCACGCCAGGGTTATGACCCTTATCCATAAGGATAAAGTCCGTGAAGGACTGTTGGGTTTAGGTCCAACAATGAATATATCATTAGCCCGTAAAGAGGCTATACTCATGACAAAGAGTGGTCTCAATGAATTAATTGAGACCGCAGTCGATAATTTCTTATCGACTTTAAATCCTCAGTTCGAGGAAGGGCAAATAGATTAAAGTCTTGACTTTCTATTTGTTACCTGGAATGACGGTCGAGGGCGCTTGGCCATCAACGTAATAATGTTATAGGACCCTTGGGTCCACAAACTATTATTTTTATACTTCGAAAGAAGTTCCATTAAATGGAG